CAAGGAAAGATATAACAGCAAGACCACCAAAAATAGACCACATTTTCTTTTCCATCTGTCTAAGACGGTCATCGACTTTACGGATATCTCTTTCACAACCTGTCTTTATCTCCTCTGCTCTACGATTAACTTCTCTATGAAGACTCTCTACCTTTTCAAATAGAACTGCGTCAACTTTATCTTGTTTATCTAACTTCTCATTATGTACAGCGAGGAGTTGCCCCATTTTTACGGAGTTCTCCTGTAGACTAGTTACTACTCTTTCCAGTCGCTCTAGCAAAGCTGTATTTAATTGCTCAGTCATGGGTCTAAGAATCTGCTTCTCCCTTAGCACCACCAACTCTAGCCTTCTTCTTAAGGTCTTGAACCTTAGATTGAAGTTGCTTCTGTAATGCTTGTTTCTTCATTAAGACTTTCTTCTTTTCGAGAGCAGTCTTCTGTTGAACAATTGCTTGTTGTGCTGACTTGTCATCAGACTCTTGTACGTTACGCATGTGACTATTCCTTTTGTTCATGAAAAATTTACCTGCCTCTGCTGGCATTATTCTTTCTATTTTTATGTCACCCCTGTAACGAGGATTAATAAGGAGTCTAAGTTTCTGACTTAGTTCTGCTGGTGAATTAGCATAGACAACGGTCTCTCCTACACCAGGAAGATTACATTTATATTGTAGCAACCTAGATCTAGGTGCTGGATTAACACGGTTCACGGTAATAGGTCTATCAATTTCATTGTCCTCTCTTATCTTTTTCCTTCTCTTCTGTAATTTCTTACGGAATTTTAACAACGGGTCGAAACCTGCTGAAGGACCAGTGGCAGCTGCCTTACTACTGAATCCAGCAGCACCAGGAGTAGAACCAGTAGTCATTAAAGTCATACGGAGTCAAGAGAATCTTGGACATCAGGGTCAACTTCTAATTCAGGAAGCATCCCTACAGGATATTTATTAAGATAAAGAAGTACAGTTTTTAAAATACCCCAATACTCTCTCTCCAATTTGAAGAAGAGTAAAGGGGTAGCTGCTTCACCAAAAACATTATATAGGATGATTAGATGATTAATGATCAAATGAGTTCTTAATGCTCCACCCCTAACGTAACGTTTAAGTAAACGTTTAAGGTATTTAAATCGCTTAAGATCTTCATCAAAATCCTCTTTCGTTACCGCTTGAGGATTTTCATAATGCTTGATGGCGAACAGAATAAATGTATCATCATTCAGTTCGTCAAATTTCATTTATTATGTTGTAGTAATTGTCTTGGTAGAACCAGAACCACCTGCACCAATAGTATCACCTAGAACGAATACCTTATCGGATGCTGTGTTTGTACCAGCGTCCTTGATTGTTCCAGAGATTGTTTGAGCACCGATTGTGTGTACCTTGTCTGCTGCTGCAGCAGTAAAGTCAAACTCAACACGGTTTGTTCCTGTTCCTCTAGCATATGTAGCAGTAATAGAAGCACTGTCTGTTGTGTTAGTAACAACTAGTGTTGCACCAGCAGTAACATCTACCTTCTCGTTGTAGATAACAACAACGGTTCCAGTTGCTCCAGCAGCATATGTTGTACCCTCAAAGAATACAGCAGAGATGTCTGCATTACCGAGTGTATCAGTACCACGACCACCAGCTCCTACAAGACCATCAACTGCGACTAGAACTTCATCCCAGTACTCAGTCTGATCTCCTTTCTTATAGTGTCTAAGAACCCAACCTTCTGCTGTAGCAAAAATGTTTGAGGGGTCTACAGCACCACCCTGTACAGCCCACTTAGGCTTAGCTTCGTCAGCATCTGTGACTCCCCAAAGTGCCATGTTTATACTCCTACAATTGTTCGTTACCTACGATTATTTATAAGAATTATGGGTTCAGAGAGTTACTTTTTTTTCTGCGTAGTATTTCTCGGCTGCTGTAACATAATCACCTATCATATGATCTGCGACACCATCAAATCTAGTATCGTTCTCATCTTTTAGTTTAATAACTGAATGAGTATGTACATATCCAGCAAGCCAAGGTGGTGTGCCAGGTACTATATCATTACCATGTACGAAACGTAAATGCTCCATGTCTTTGATTCTCTTTCTCAACCTACGTCCACCTGGTCTAGGTGAACCAGCAGTAACCAAAGCAACATTCTTATTGCCAGATTCCCATAGTAAATCTGCAATCAATGTAGCAGTAGCACCACCAAGGGAGTGTCCAGCTATCACTAATTTTCTTTTTGGATCTAAACCTTCGTATGCTACCACTAGTTCTGCTAGTGTTCTATTAGCATTGTTTTTAAATCCTCTGTGGCAATCATCTCTCTTGATTAAAAATTTAAGATTAGTTATCCAGTCTGTAGTCTCATTGGTTCCTTCAACAGCAAGTATGGTATGACCTTCTATCTTCCTACTAACAAGATAATCTTGCTTGTGTGGATAGACATCACGACAACATCTCAATGCTTCAAGTACCACCTCTTTTGAAAGTGTCATTGAATTGTATACAACTGTATTATATATCCCTAGTCGTATACTTTTCTACCGCCTTGTATTCTTCCTGACCCTTTCTTATCATAAAATTTAATACCCTTCTTCTTTATATCAACGAATAACTTATCCTTTTCTTTTCTATCGGAGATTTTCTTTGCCAACCTTTCTTGTGTCTTCTCCTTATCCTTCATAAATTCTTTGTAACTAGCAGCTTCGGAAACGCCAGCACCCTTAGACATCGATGCTCTTAATGCTATGTCAGTGTACCCACTCTTCTTAGCATCTTTCTTCAACCATTTCCTAGCCTTTTCGTTTTCTTTCGCACGTTTCTCTAGAGCATTCTCCTCATTGGTATGAGCAAATGCTTTCTTCATAGCAGACAATCGAAGGTGAGGGGGAAGTCCCTCTACCTTCTTCTTCTTTTTCTTTAGTAGGTCGGAACCCTTGATATGTTCTATCTCAGGTTTCCAGTCTTCGTTATGTGCCAAGGCCCCTTCCCTTATCGTAGTTTGATTTTCCACCATATCTAGCCATAGTATTAACGTAATTCTTTACGTCTTTGAACCCACGTTTCTTAGCATCAGCAGCAGTTTGTTTCTTGGCATCTGCTGCTTTCTTGTACTTACCAGTACCAGCATCAGATTTAGCACCCTTAACTTTCTTCTGTTGTCTGCTTCCCCCTGTCATTACAGCACCTTTACCGTGCTCTTTTCTTATTTTATCAAGAACGAATGACAGGGCTTTATCCTTTTTTGCGGATGGTTTCTTAGTACCTCCCTTATCATAACCCTTCTCTTTCTTAAGACGAGTCGCTTCACCAAATGTCAAGAGGTTATGTTCTACCTCTTGTACTTCTACTGTCTCTTCACTGACAGCCTTCTTAACCTTACCAGCAAATTTAAGAGTGCCAGTAACACCTTTCTTAAATCCCTTTGCGAATTCCTTCACACGTTTCTCTGGTACTTTACCTGCTGCTCTTGCTTTATTGTGTCTCTCAACACCCTTCTTAACAGCATCACCTACCTTACCTAACAATCCTTTCTTGGAAGTTGGTTTCTGAGGTTGTGTTTTCTTAGCAGTCTTAACTGCCTTCTCTACCTTCTTAACTGTTGCTGCTTTCTTCTTAGGTGCTGCTTTAGGTTTCCTTACAGTAGCCTTAGCAACTGGTTTTGCTTTCTTCTTAGCAGGTGCTTTGTCATTATAGTTAGTACTATCTTCAGTCTCACCAGATCTCTTGGCATATGACTTAGAGTACTCACCCTTACCTGCTTTCTTCTTAGCAGCATCAGACTTATCAACAGCAGCCTTCACCTTCTCATATGAAGGTGCTTTAACTGATGCCTTTCTTGCTGACCTCTCCTCATTAAGTTCTTCAATAGGATCAATAACAAACTCGACGAAATCTTCCAGACCGACTTCATTTATAATCTGGTCGAGACCATCTTCATTAATACCTTCTGCATAGAAGTACTCGGAAGCAACTTCTACACTAGCATTAATCCACTCTTCAGTTAAATCTACAGACTCACATGTAGGTTCATCTTTGTCACGACGTTCTTCACACTTGATACAAGTGCAATCTTCTTCGTGCTTTGACTTTTCAGTAAGTTCTTTCTGAGAAGGATTGATTTTGACCTTAGTCTTTTTCTTCTCAGCTAATTGTAATAAAGTTAACATTACTTCACTCCTTTAGAAACTGCTTTCTTACCTTTAACTACACCACCCTTAACATATCCACCTTTAGCATATGAACCTTCATCTAAATCTAAGATAGCTTGTATCTCTTCATCAGAAAATAGACCAGACTCCACTAAGTCATCAATTATTTCTGTCTCCTCTCTATTAAGTCTCTTCTTAGCTTGTGCTTTGTATAGTCTTGATGCTTGTGCAGCTTTCTTAGCAGCACCTTCTTTGTCACCAGCAGCTGCCTTCTTACCACGTTCAACATCTGCTTTCTTAGATGCCTTAAGTGCTAGGTCAGGAGAGATCTCGTTAACAGTCTCTACTTCTTCCTTAGCATATGCTTTTGCTTTTGCTTTCTTTTCTCTCTTACTAACCTTTCCATCTACATCAGTTTTCTCATACCACTTACCATCGCAGTCATCATCCTGCCATCTAGGTTCCTTTGCCATCTTCTTTTCCTGTACCTTTTGATAGGCATCAGTCATATCTGGAAGAGGTGATCTGTTGGTGTCTAACATGTTATTGTGAAGTCTTGTCCTTTTTATTTATCTTCTTTATAAACTCTCCAGGCGTAAGTCTCTTCATATAATTAGTGAGTTTATCTGTACCCATTTCACCTGCTGGAGTGAAATCAAATCCTTTAATATTATTTTGCTCAATCAAATCCTTTAACCAAGAACGAAATATGTTTTCATTCTCATCAATACTGATAACATAATTACTACCACGACTTACAATTTTAGAAATAATTCCTGTGTTAACATTCTCAACAAAAGTTCCTACATTAAAAATAGAACCTTCAAAGTATGCTTCTCTTAAAGACTTCTCATCTAACTTGGGTGCTATCTCATATAAAAGATAAGAAGCTTCGCTGAAATCTTCTTGTACTTCTACAGACATCTTTGATTGTAGAGCAGAGAACAATGCTTCACAATCTTTTGGCTTCATTGCTTTAGGACAACCCTTCTTAAACCCTTCATAGTCATCATCAACTGCTGCTTTACGTTGTTTAGACGCAGACATACCTGAAATGTCATCAGCATCTGGGTCTCTCTCACCAGCAGAGACAACATTAATTGTTTCAAAATTATATGCTTTACCGTTATACTTATTAGCTAACGAATTGAACTCAGAAACCGCACTATCTAGTTCTGTGTTTTCTGGCTTTGCGCATCTGGGACATTGCGTATGCTCGCTCGCGCTAAAACCTTGCCCACACTTTTCGCAATCGATGTCTTTAACTCTACGCATTTTGCTCTCCAATGAAGGAGATATAGTACATTAACTACTTTTTTCAAATTTTTCCATAAATTTTATGCAACCCTCAATATTAAGAGAACTTTAAATGAACAACTTTTCTACTCAAAATAGAAAAAATAAATTTATTCATGGCTGACAGATGTTTTTATTTGGATTGATGATAAAAATCGGCTTAACTGTCATTGATTTGCTGGCTTTTTTTCAGTTTTTCTGTCTCTTTACTACAAAAGAAAACAATTTATTTTCTATTAAAGATGTAATAAATTCTTTAAATCATAAAATCAAATCAAGACATCCTTATATTTTTAAAAAAAGGAAAAAAGTATCAATTGAAGAAGCAGAACAAATTTGGAAAGATATGAA